AAGATTAGTTATAGCCTCTTCTGTAGCGTTCGGGTCATCGTAGAGGTCGAGTAGGCGTTGCGATTGTTTTTGAGAATGACCCAAAACATCTTTTAGGTCTTCAAAGAATGGGTCCCATGTTTTTTCATCATCAAAAATATCTCTTATAGATTTTGCGGCAGTATTATAAATTAGGGTAGGTGTTCTTTGCGAACGACTACTATCATCAACGAACCACTGATTGTAAGTTCGTTCATCACGAGCAGCCCTCATTTCTTCAACTTCTTGACTCAACCCAGAAGTATCACCCAATTGACTAACGACACCCATTCGTCTTAGATGAGCATTTCTCATTTCCGATAATTGCGACTGAGAATATTCCGAACCTAGTGCACGAACAAAATCTAATGAATCTGCAAGACCATCCTGCTCCTGGCTCACGAGGTGTTCTATGCCATCTTCATCTACGATTACACCATATACACCAAATTTTCCGTCACCAATATCATGTATTTCTAATTCAACGAGAGCATTAGGATATTCTTTACTGTCTGGCGAAAAACCTAGTTCAGAAAAAATCTGAACCAACTTAGAAGTACCACTCAGCGGACCGAATTTTGGGGTTTCCCCTTCATTTGCTGGTCTCAACGGTACTTTATCAATGACTTCGCGCGCTGGCTTCCATATTTTTGCTGATTCAAATCTTCTAACTACGGCTGCATTTGTAAATTCTGAAGAAAGGTTTTTTAAAAGGTTAGAAGTACTTCGTGGACTACCACTAAATTGATAAGTTTTTAGGGGGTCACCAGAGATGGGGTCAAAAAGAACAGCAGAATAATGGCCGGCATCCAGGGCGCGTATAACAAAATAATCGCCATACTTTTCTTTTAATTTTTTCAATTCTGGCTTAAGATAATTATACCTAGGAGACAAGTCCGAAATATTTGTTACTGTCTTTCTTTCTTTTGCATACAATTGCTTCAAGGGCATACTTAACTGCTGTCTAACATTACTATAACTATCTTTATCTAATAAATCAATGATTAATTTATTGCCACCCAAATTAATTAGAAGATTATTTTGTGCAAAAACAATTCTTCCGCCTGCCGCAATAATGTCATCTATCGCAAATTTCAACTCATCAGATATGGTTTGGTTGACTTTTTCAGTATTAACATAACCATGGTTTTCAAAAATTTTAAAAACTTGTTGAGTGTCTAGGCCTCTATAATTAAGGAAATAAGCATAATTGTCAATAATTTCTTTAGGAGTCAATTTTTTACTTCTAGAACTAACAGAGTTAATAATTTCATCTAGTGGCGTAATGATGCTGAATTCGTTACCAAGAATGCGCTCGGTTCCTGAATTTCTATAAACCCACGGGTCGTATATATTCGGATTAGTAGGAGGGCTTTTTCTTGATTTGCGCCCCTGAGTTTTTTTAGGAGCCTTACTGGGTGTTGGAATAGTGTCGTCTATTTTTGGAATAGGCTTAGAAGGCACCACTGAATCTGATTCATTCTTTTTAGGAACCTGATTTAAACGTGGTTTGGAATCTTCTTGCGAAACAGATGGTTTAGGAACCCTATTTCGCTCCATTTCCATAGCGCGGGGGAGGGAAGTCTGTTGGAGTATAGACGCCTGCACCTTGGGAATCATCGCACGAGGAATAATGGGACGCTGCATAGGCGTACCCTCAAAAACTATTCCATCGCTATCGCCATCTATGGCTCCGGTTACGTCAACCCAAACCATCCCTGGTGGTGCAGCACTCAGGCCTCCACCGATTCTTTGGCCAACTCGGCCTCCGAGGGCTTTTACTTCAACTTCGAAGGTCGGCCCCGTAGGGCCGTTATCTTTTCCCCAACCACCCTCTTTCATGAACATCCGTTGAATACTTTTCTCTGACGCATATAGTGCATCGAGTGTTTCATCATTGAATGTCCCTGAAAGATGGACGCCCTTTTCACTGACTTCTGCCTGAAGTCCGTGATACTCAATTACCGGGTCGAGTAGTTCCTTAACACGGAACGCTTGATGCGGTTCACATTTCATAATGACACGCATGGGTTCGCTCTTCTCTTCAATATAGGATTGAAGAAGATTCACTACTTCCTCAATTTTATCTTGTTGAGATTTTTCTGCTACTTCATCGTCGAAGAGCGGCAACTTTAAGCCAGCAATAACTTCATGGAGTCTTTCTTCAACGGATTTTTCGCCATCGTATCCACCGTTAACCATGGCATATGGGCTGACGGCATTCGGCTTGACAGACATTGGCATACTGGGCATCTGCATAGGAACGACTGTTTGTGGTTGAGGCTGGCTAGGACCTTGTCCCATCTTCTCTGGTTTGCCAAACATGTATTGTCTAACAGCCGTATCGTAGTGGTATGGGAGACGGTAAGCCGTTGATGAACCATTGGGGAGCATCCGATGGAATGTGACCATATTTTCAGTTGCGGAGATAATCTTGAGACGATTATTAGAACGTGACATCAGTTCTTCTTCAAGTCTATAAATTTCTTCGCGATTAAGTTCGCGTGCTTCGCCTTCTGCAAAAATATCTTCACGAGGACTAGAAACGTCGTAGCCAATTCTTGCCGAAATGCGCGATGGGCCACCTTCTGGAATCCCTGGTTTAAAAGCACGCATTACTGCTGGCATCATTGGCATTCCAGCGCCCATAGCAGGACTGTGGCACTTTTCACCTTCGTCGCTCTTGACGGAAATTGTGGCTGTCAGTTGATTTGCACCATGAAGAACTGGACTCACTTCGTACAGTTCAACTTCACGCAAAACGTTTGCTTGCATGGCGGAGTCAAAGTTTGCTTGGAGAGTCTTATAGCCGATAGACCATTCTTGGTCTCCACCAAAGAAAGCGACGCTAGCAAATGCTTCGCGACCTTTTTCTGTTGCAAGGTTGAATTGAACCTTCGCATAGAGCCCGCCCACTCCTGCTTGCTTCATTTTTCCTGGGAGACGCGGGTCGTGTGCTGGTACTTCGTAAATTTCTAGAACCTTACCGATGGGGTCGTTCCAGTTGTGTCCCCATACAACGCGCGGTTTGCGGCGCTTGAGACTTTCTGTAAATGCTCCTGATGCGACGATGTCACCCACGGAGTCTTTATTACCTACGGCGGCAACGAAACATTCAACGATTCCTTGTGCCTCATCTATATTGAATTGGCCATTCATCGCTTTAAAATGGATGTCTTCAAATGTTCCTTGGCTCATGATACTCCAATCATCTAGAGTAATAATAGTCTCTATTTATCCTGATGAACGCAAGTTTATTAGTGTTTATGTAGTTTCAGTAAACTAAATAGGGGGAGTTTACTGCAACTATAGAGGGCGCGGGAAATTCCACGCCCGACGAGCCTCATTGATAGCCATATCTGGTCGTCTTTTAGCCAAAATTTCGGTAAAAATAGAATTTAGGTTAGACCTAACACCACTAGCACGCTGTTCTTCGTCCCGTATCCCATAGGAATTATATATGGCTTCAGAAATTAAACGTTGAGTTTCGTTATTCCGACTCTTAATTCGCTCCATCTGAGATTCGATATGAGTCAAAATGTCATTCTGACCAGGGCTAGAGTAAGAAGCGGATTTTGTCGAATAGATAGCCTGGGCGTCTTTGATAATGGCCGAAAGAACTGGCTTAATGTCTTCGTCCATTTGCTTATTCCAGGTATCAATAGGCATGACGGTATCTACGTCAAGCCCGCCACTCATCAAAAGTTTGCGTGATTTTTGTCCAGCAACTTTTTCAAGTACGACACGTTGCTGACGTTCAAATAGGCGTTCCAAACTTCTGTCAAGTATTTCTATCCAACGAGCAAGGTCGGTATCTTTTTCAAATAAGTCATCCTTGAATAGCATTTCGGAAGGGTCAGACATTTGCCCAAATCCGCCTGGCATCGCGGGAGCACCTGGGGGCATTCCTGGCATTCCTGGCATTCCTGGCATACCTGGCATACCTGGGGGCGTCCCTGGGGCACCGCTAGTAGCGGGGAGCATTCCAGACTCTTCTGCCAAAGCCCCTGCCATCGTATTCGGGTCCACGCCCGGACCTCCCAATTCTGCCCCAGGAGGCATTCCTTCTGCTCCTGGAGGCATTCCTGGAGCACCTGGGGGCATTCCTGGCATTCCTGGGACTGGCATTCCGCCCTGTGCTGGGGGCGGTGGCATCGGCTTGGTAGTGTTGGCAATTGGAGTTAAGTTCGGGTTCATTAAAAGGCTGTCCGCCAGGTCTGATTCAACTGTTTTTCTTCCAGTTCCGTCACGGTATTCGTTCGGACTGATTAATCCAGCCTGCAATTCTTGCATCAAGTAACGTTCGCGTTCTTGTTTTGACAAAATTAGATAGGGAACATCGGAAGTATCGAAGTCAATATAGTGTTCATCGTCAAGTTCATCTAGAGCGCGAGCAAGAACTTCTAGGTGGGGGGACATCGTCTCATTCCAGAATACGCTCACTTCTTCGCTGGCGTTGGCGAATGTTCTTCCGGAAGCATTACCAATAACTGACTCGGGAACACCGAAAGATGCAAGAATTTCTTCTTTAGTGATTTGACGCATCTGGATATAGGCGGCATCACGTGGGTTAGACGAAGTATCTACATAGTCAACACCATCATCCGCACTCACTACAGTAGTGGTTCCTACTCGGCTCATGTTGCCACGGAAACGACTTCTTAATTCTTCCTTGTCATCTTCATCAATTTCCCCACGAAGAACCAGCAAACCACCAGGACGACCATCATTGAGAAGAAAGTTGCGGTTATATAGTTTGGCCAAGTTTTCAATTTCAATGGCAATGCCAGCGGATTCCATTGGAGTCATCGAAAGATAGGGGTCAAGTGGATGTGGGCGGCGAATCCATATAACATCTTCTGGTTTCATGATGATTTTATCGCCATTGGGCATGTTTACTTCGTAGCCAGACACAAACAAACGTGGGTCAGGCATAGGGGAAGTGGACTGCGGGGGAAGTAAGTTGAGTCCAATTAACGCTCCGTCACGGCCTTTTAATTTTTCAATAAAAACTCCACGAGTACCAAGAAGCAACTGTGAAGATAAGCGATATCTGAAAATAAATGAGTTTTCGCCTATATTTGATTTAGTATTCAAAATATCCAGAATTGTGGATTTGCCTTGCTTTTTGGTAACGATTTCGCCATCAGGGGAGTTGTCTTTGCGCAAAACAATAGGAAGACGGGCCTGATTACCTGCAATAGCGTCAATACATCGTGACACCCAAGTAACTTTTTGCATGCCTTCACGATATGCACGCTCAATATCCCACGGGTCCCTATAGGCGCGACCCTGGAAACTTGGATTTGTTGAAATTGGGGCACCAGGAGGTACTGAGGCGCCCTTCATGCCGGTAGGGTTAATAGATTTATTGTCGATGCGATTCCAAGCCATATTTAATCAAGACCTAGGATATAGCCGAAAATTCCACAAGTTATACCCGCTACTATTAAACCCACAGGGGGTGATATCAGAGAAGTTCCAACGCTGGTTAATAAAATAAATAATACCATTAACACGTTAGCCATAGATGAACGAGTCAAAAAGCGTAAACGAAATAGATATAGACTGTCTCTGGAGAAAAATCTTCTAAAAGAATTCAGCATGTGGACTGTCCTGTAGCGGTGCAATATGTTGACATGCCCATAATCTAATACAAACTACAACGTTCGGAGAGAACTATGACTGACTGGAATAAGGTGCTCGAATATCTTGAGCCCAAGATGCCGCCATACTGCCCAGAAGAACCGTCACTTACCCAAAAAGTATTCTTGCGAACATATTCTCTAGAAGGCCTATTCGGAGGAGCAGCAGGTGGTGGGAAAATGCTCTCACTTTATTCGGAGATACCGACACCTTCGGGTTTTGTAAAAATGGGAGACATCAAGCCAGGTGATTTTATTTTTGGTCGCGACGGGAATCCACATCTTGTTCTTGCTGAATCAGAAGTTGAAATTGTGGATGGATACAAATTGACTTTTGATGACGGTTCAACAGTAGACGCACATGATGAACATCTTTGGCTCACATATGATGCTCGTGAACTTGAGGCCCTAACCAAGCGGACACCAGAATTTCGTGAGAAGCGGAGAAACAAAAGAGAATCTCGTTCGCTCGTTGGGGCTGGAATAAAAACTGACCACACAACCAGACATCGGGAGTTCTTGTCGGAGTCTCGTAAGGAGTGGAACAAGTCAAATCCTCCGGAGGTCATGGACGTTCCAACCGGAACGGTTCGTACCACCGCCCAAATCGTCGCTACGCTCACCGTTCGTGGTGGTCGAGCAAACCATGCCATTCCTGTCTGTAGGTCACTCCAGTTGCCAGAGAAAGACCTGTTGATAGACCCATATATTCTAGGCGTATGGCTAGGAGATGGGAGTAAGAACAACCCAACTATCACCTCAATGGATGACTCAATTGTTGAGGCAATGGAGGCGACAGGGTACACACTTACAAGCATGCAAACTAAGATTGATAATAAAGCCTCTAGTTTCTATTTCGGTGGTCGTCTCATGGGTGAACTGCGTTCACTCAACTTAGTAAAGAACAAGCATATTCCGCACGATTATCTTTGGGCTTCAGAAGAGCAGCGTTTGGCGCTCCTCCAAGGATTAATGGACACCGACGGCAATTGTCTTACGAATGGAACCGTTGAGTTTGTAAATACAAACCAGAACCTCACTGAAGGAGTGGCTCACCTTGCTCGCTCCCTCGGACACAAAATAACGATTAAAGAAGGTCGTGCCAAATTCAATGGCAAAGACTGTGGGCCGACATGGAAAGTTAAGTTTCGTGCCAAGGTTCAAGTGTTTCGTCTCACGAGGAAAGCCGAGCGTCTTGAGCCGTTATTAGGTGCAGAGCGACGCGTAACAAACTTCCGGTATATCGTTTCTGCAGAACGTACTGGTCCTCTGCCGATGAAGTGTATTCGTGTTTCTTCGCCAGACAGTTTGTATTTAGTATCAGAGGATTTTATTCCTACACATAATTCTTCCGCTCTTCTCATGTCAGCAATGCAATATGTTGATGTACCAGGATATTCGGCAATTATTTTCCGTAGAACATACGCCGACCTTGCACTTCCTGGAGCCATCATGGACCGGTTCCAATCATGGATGGCAAAATATGATGATGTTCGTTGGAACGGCAATAACTACACTGCCGTATTCCCGTCAGGGGCTCGATTATCTTTCGGATATCTAAACAACCAGCAGGACTACCTTCGCTACAAGGGTGCAGAATTCCAGTTTATTGGGATGGACGAAGTAACAGAAATTCGTGAATCCGACTATCGCTATATGTTCTCCCGTCTGCGCCGTCCAGCAACAGGACCCTTGGCTCAAGTGCCACTACGGATGCGTTCTGCCTGTAACCCTGCACCGAATTGGGTTCGTCAACGTTTTATCGTTGAAGGAACAGAAAAAGGGCGTGTATTTGTGCCATCAAAACTTACAGACAACCCTGGTATCGACGCTGATTCTTATCGTCAAGCACTTCAGGCGTTGGACCCTGTAGAGCGGAAGCGCCTAGAAGAAGGTGACTGGTGGGCTACTACTCTAGGAACGATGTTTGATAGAGCATCTATTGTCCTCTTAGACCAAAATGATATGCCGGCAATCACGTCAACTGCTCGTGCTGTCAGGTTCTGGGACCTTGCAGCAACAGAGCCCTCATATTCGAACCCTAATCCTGACTGGACGGTTGGGACATTAATGTTGTTCGACCAAGGTGTTGCTTATGTCCTAGATGTCAAGAAGGCTCGCGTTCGTGGAGAAAAAGTA